TCAGATCAAAGGTGTGTCGGAGAGTTCGACCGGCACCATCGTTGACGCCAGCGGGTAGTTCAGGCGCCAAGCCGTTCCTAAATCGGCCGCGACATCCCAGCCCGCTGGCTTGGGAGCGTCGGCGGTGTTGTCGGTAACGGCATTGCCCCGCCCGATCGCCTCGCCTCCATAGGGGTAATGCAGGCGACACAAGGTCGAAGCATTCTGCAGCGGTTGCGCGAGGGTGATCCGAAGTTGGGTAGGGTTCAGTCGCTCGCAGGCAACTGCATGCACGACCACGCCTTGACCGGCGGTAATGCCACCATCGGTCACCGCAAACCCCTTGCCATTCGCTGCCTGCCGAGGAACGTCGAGATCAGAACCGCTATCGTGCTGCACCGTGAGCACAATCGATGTGGCATTCTGACGGTATGCGTGGACGATCCTGGGACCACCGGTGGTCGGGAGCACAGTTGGAATTTGATGGACGGAATCGCCGCCGCCCGAAGCCAGGATAGCGCGCGCCACGACCGGAGCGGCCAATCTGGCGAAGCGTCGGTTGTCGTCGCTGTCCCGGTGTGCGGCGTCTCCGCCGGTCGATATGCCGGATAGTTCATCCCAACTTGCGCCACGCTGGTTGCTATTAGATGTCTGCGGATTGCCTACAACCACATTCAGCCCACTCGTATTGGACAACAGGTGCACGGCGTTCCTGTGCATTCCTGTGCCCGCGGCCGTGCCGTAGGGTATCGCGCTCCACCAGATCAGTGGCAGTTGCCCTGCCGTCTTGCCGATCATCCCGCGTTCCATCCCGAGGAAGCGGGTGGCTGCGGCGACGAAAGTGTCCAACTCCGCCGCGCCGCGGAGGCTGTCGGTTTCATTCCATGGCCACACGATGGCGCGAATGTCGTCGCGGTCCTCGGCCGTGAGGGCTTGAATGGCACTTTGAACCGCTGTCCCATCCGACCCGAGCGACCAGACGGATGGTGGCGTGCCGTTCATGGGGTCATTCAGGAAACTGCCTGGATAGGAGCCACTCTGCGCCTGATAGAGCCCGTGACCGCTTTGCATCGTATAGGAATTTGGACTTCCGGTAGTGGCAAGCACGTTCCACGCGATTGCGCCCAGATGCCAGGCTACGCCCTGTGCGAGGAGTTCGGCCGCTCCATCGTTGAGCGCGAAGTTTATGGCGTTCGACTGTCCATTGATCAGCAGCGTAAGGCCCTTGCGGACACCGCGATGCCACCGTCCGGCGTGTGTCCGTACACGCATGATGTCTGCGTCAGGTAACCGGCGGTTCCAAGCCGCGGCTTCATGGAACCAACATTGCGCCCCGCCCATGAAGGTACCATCGTGAAGGAACAGAATGGGGCCTTGCGACGATGCGGGGCACGCGCCTTGGAGGCCTTGGACGACCAGCGTGTCATCGAGCCAAACATCTAGCCCATTCGCCGGCGAATGTCGCAGGATTATTGAATGCGTATGGCGCCGCGCAAGTTGGGTCGATAAGGGAACAGACACGCCATTCGGGAACAGTGTCAGGCTGGACGAATCCCCCTGACTGTCGGCCTGCAATATGACCGTGCTACCGGCACGCAGGATCACGACCGGGTCCGCGTCACGATACGAGCCTTGTCGCCGATTGGGGCGGGACCAAACAAGGGACCAGGTCCATTCCAGCTGTGAGCCGAACGAAGTCTCCTGCAGTTTGAAGCCTTGGTCGGGATCCACGGCCGGCCGCAGCAGGCCGTTGCCAGTGTTGAGTTGTCCTAATCCGCCGAGCAGACCTGCAATTCGGGGAAAGGCGGACGCCATCTGTCCGCCGGGGACAAAGCGGTAGGACTCGATCGGCGCGCCGTCGGGCAAGCGGTTGCGAACCAGAGAGCACGGCTCCCGCCAACTAACTGTGCCGACGCCGTTGACACCGCTCAAGGAGTCCAGAGTGGCGGCGTCCCACCATCCTGTTAGCCCGGGAATGTCGGCGAGTTCCTGGGTCGGGGGGGGCGGCGGCGATCCGTCGCTGCCGGAGAGGATTGGCTTTCTCAGTGCCAGCATACCGCCGCCAATGCTCATGACCCGTCCTGGGCCAACAAATATCAGTGCCATCTACTGGACGGTGAATGCGGTGGGGTGAAGCGTTGTCGCGCTTCCATCAATGCCCTGAGCCCAGGCATACCATGTGCCCGCACTGGCAGGGGTATCGACGTAGGCACCCCACAGATTTGTCATCACATGAACGCCCAGGACCCACGTTGTTGGCGGAACGGAGGGCGAGGTGGAGAAGCCGAACCGTACGGCCGCATCCGATGGGGTGACCAACACATTGACACCAATCGCACCCGCGCCGTGTGTGTATGGGCCTGTTGGAGCCATATTCCACTGGATCGAGGTAACCGCACCGGCAACGGGCTGCGTGGTCGCGGTCGCAACCGAGCTTGCTGGCCCGACACCGTCTCCGTTGCTCGCAAACACACGGAATTCATAGCTCGTGGCTGCCGCCAACGCGGATACGACGACCGATGTCCCAGACATCCCGGTTGAACTGTTCGTCCATACGGATGCCCCTGATGAGCGGTACTGAACGTTGTATCCAGTGACAGGTCCGCCGGATGTCGGAGTGCTCCATGACAGGGCGATACTGTCTGGCCCCTGGGTTGCCGCGGCCAGATTGATGGGTTGTCCAGGGACGGTCACCGCACCTTGTGTCGTCGCGTTGATGACGGAGGACATATTCCCGGATCCGGCGGCGTTTGCCGCGACAATCACGAATTCATAGGTGCTACCGGACGTCAACCCCGTCAGGTTGCATTCCGTCTCAGTAAAGCCAGATGGACCGGATACCCAACCAGAAGCGCCGCTCAATCGGTAAAGCGCCGAGTATGTGAAGGGCGGCGCGCCGATTGCGGGATCAATCCAGCTCAGTCGGACGTGATTGGTTCCCAAGTCACTGATCGCCAGGTTCTGCACCGAACCGGGGACTGCGACAGTCGCTCCTGAGGTCGCTATATTCACGAACACGACACTGCCGGATGCAAGCGGGAGAACGCGTACATGGGCGGCCTTCCTCGGCGCAAGCGATGTCACACCAAACGGCAACAGCATCCCATCGGCAAATGTGATGGGTGCCGCGGCAAGATTAATGATCTCGCAATGGAAACCCGGCCCCATGTTCTGGATAGAATAAGAAATCTCCACAGGTTGAGTACACACGATGACACGACCATTGTGAACGGTCGCATCCAGCGTCGTGTCCGTCTCAATTTCAACACACGGGACCCGAGCGGACGGGAGTCGTTCGGTGACCCACTGCCAGATGGCTCCGAATGTCTGACGGGTCATGGTGCTTCCGCCCTGAGCGACCCAGATCAGATCCGAATCCGCCGGGGCGTTGGCAGGGGCGGCCTGATCGACGGTTTGTGCGTTCAGTAGCGTGCCGTACGTTGTAGCCTGACTGATGCCGCCGCGATGGATCGGGATGAGATCGGTCGCCTGGAGAGCCTGGCTTTGTGGTAATGCCGCAATGTCCACTGTTCCGTCGGCGCCGATCTCGGCGGCCGTCGGCCAAACGGCCTGGATTGTTCCATTGCCGTCAATGACAATATGTTGCCCAGGTGTGTAGAGCGCGCGCGCGGCGGACGCGGGAACAACATTCAGTTCGCCGTTGCGTCGAATGACCAAGCGATCTTCGGGCATCAGGGCATCAGCGGACTGAAACGCATTCAACAAGCCAGGAGCCGTCGTAAGAATCCCATTATCCAGGATCAATCCCGGTCCGATGGAGATTTCTTCCGGGCTACCGGTTCCCAGGCTGATGCGGCCAAGCAACGTATTGGTTGCAACATGAATGGCCGGCTGCAGGTCCGACAAGAGCGAGCCGACCGAGGTTGTACGCGACACGCCATCTTGACTGACCGGGATCTGATCGGCCGAAGTGATCGTTTCGGCAAGCGGAAGCTGAGAAATGGTTGGCATGGGATTCCGAGCAAGTACGGGATTACGACGAGATCAGGCGGCCACCTGTGTGCCACTGCAAACTGAAATCCAACGGCTGCCGTCGAAGAATACTTCAACCCCGGTTCCAGTTCCCGCCAGTTCTGAAGGCTTGCGTCCGTTTGATGCAAACGCTTTTGCTCCCGCTTGCACCGACGTTGGCAATCCAACCACGGTGTAGGATGGAAGTACCGGAGGACTTGTAAACCTGGGGCTGACAGCATTGGTGCGGAAGATTTCACGCCAGGACGTCGCCCCATCTGAGACCACATGATAGCGGTCATGTTGGCGGAGGACCACAGGCCCAAGCTCGACGGTATTCCCGGCGCTGGCAACGATGGTCGGGGTACCGGTTCCAACGGCCGAGAACGTGAATCCTGTCCCGGCCGCGACATTGGCGGCCGGTGGCAGGGTTACGGTATAGACACCCGCCCCCGCCAGGAACACCAGGTTGCCCACCATGTAAGCGCCGAGAGAAATGTTGGTTGTAACAACATTCTGCCAGCCAACCGATATGCCACGCCCGACAACGAAGGACAAAGGCCCCTGATACCAACGAAGACAATTAGTCGTACTGTCGTACGCAAGCTTGGTATTTCCACTGGGTTCGAAGGCGATCGAATGTCCGGCGGCCATTCTGATTGCGGATGCACCGGAAAGCTGGGTGGCATAAGTCGTATCCAGGACGGCTGTCGCGAACGGGATACCAATTCCGAATACTTTCTGTGTCTGCCCTTTTGATCCCCCGGCCAGGTAAACGCCGATGATCGTGCTTACGTCGACCGGAGCGCCGGCTGGATCATGCTGCGCGACGACCAGGGATTGAATCTGCCGGTTCTTTGCATCGTCAGGCCCGTTGCCAACCCAGTCCATCTCGACAGTAAGAGACGCACCTGTCACACTGGAGGGGCGCCCGGTTGCATCACGATACTCAATGCAGGCTGCCCAGAGTTCAGGTTGCGCTGGGCTGGTTCCGTCGGAATTCGTGTGGACCGTCTGTCTGATCGACTGCACGTAACGGGCAACATGCTGTGTGGGTTTGGATGCATCCGGAGTGCTCTTTCCGGCCCAGACCAGTCGATCCAGTCCTCCCCAAATAAAATTCGCTGGTGAAGAGTAGACGATTGTATCCGTTCGCGCTGTTGCGAGAACAGTAGCACTTCCGCCCTCATGATTGAATATGCACGAGGCTTGAAAAGCAGCCAGGTCGTTGGTCTGGGAGTGCCCACGTGACACGGTGGCGCTCGTCGGGGAATGCCCGACAACAATGCCCGGCAGCTGTGTGCCTGATGGATTCGTCCCATTTGGTATACAGCTACCAAGGGCAACCCCGGTCGACGTTACGGTCCCGTCAACAATCCATTTGACCCGCTTCGTCAATGCGACCTGCCAGGTATGTGGGGAGTTCATCAGAACTGTCCCACGTGGGACATAGATGACCCCACCTTCCGGGCAGGCTTGATAGGCCGACTTGAACGCAGCGGTGTCGTCGGTCACACCATCGAGTTTGGCACTGTATGGGGGCAGGGTGACGTTTATGACCCGCTCACGACCGGGATTCGCATCAACATACTGCTTGCTGGCGGCGTGCAGATCCGCGGTCGGCAATTTCGATAGCGTCAGGAAGCCTTCGACTGTGCCACCCGCTTTTGTGACGGTAGTGCTGAGGGCAGTGTCAACGTAGGACTTGTTGGCAACATGGACCCCCGCGGTCGGGGCGGTTGCGACCGATAGCGCACCCGTGACTGAACCGCCCGCAATCGGCAACGCCTGATTGAATTGTTGGTCGACATAGCGCTTCGTTGCGGCGTGGGCAACGGCGCTGGGGTCGGATGCCAGGACGAGCGCTCCGCTTAGCGTTCCTCCTGACTTCGGCAGGGCGAGGGTGGCGGCGGTGTCGACATAGGCCTTCGTCGCGGCATGCGAGCCAAGCGTGGGTTCGGCGGACAAGGCCAGGAACCCAGTCATCGTGTCGCCGGAACGCAGCATCCGCGCATCGACGTACTGCTTGTTGGCCGCTTGCGTCGGCAGAGTGGGATCGCCGCTAAGGACCAATGCACCGGTCAGGGTGCCTCCAGCCTTGGCTAGTGATGTCGCGGTACGAGAATCCACATACTGCTTCGAGGCGGCATGATCGGCGGCCACCGGTTCACTGGCAAGGCTCAGATGCCCCGCTAGAGTATCGCCCGAACGTTGGATCCGCTTATCGACGTACTGCTTTGTCGCAGCCTCGAGTGCTCCTGCGGGGTCGCTGGCCAAGGTCAGCGACCCCAGCAACGTACCGCCAACAATACTGCCGCCGCCGGTTCCACCGGTAACGATCGCGTCGACATAGGCTTTGGTGGCAGCATGAGCGGCCGTGGTCGGCGCGCCAGCAAGGGTCAATGCCCCTGTCATTGTTCCACCGGCGCGGGATAGTCGGCTATTGACTGCCGTATCCACGTATGACTTCGGCACTGCATGACGGGTGGCAGTTGGATCGCTGCTCAGGGTCAGCAGTCCGTCGATGGTGCCACCGGAGGCGCTGATACGAGTTCCGACGGCTTCCGAAAGCATTACACTGCCGCTGTCCCCGGGAAGGCGAATAACAGTGTTGGAAACATCCACGTTCGAGACGTTGGGGAGGCCACTGAGCAACTGACGATACTGAATCGCTACCGACTTGCCGTCTTGGCTAAGACCAACCAGGTCACTGCCCGCCGGGACCGAGCCTTGCGGTAGAGCGGCTATCGAATAAGTGCCTCCCAGTGCCGATAACGTGCCCTCTGACAGGACCAGGTTCGACCCAAGTGAAATGTCCTCGGGAGAGCCATTCGACTTTGCACTGCGACCAAGGAGAGTTCCGCTCTTGGCAACGATTTGGGGCTGGACGCCTGCTAAAATTTGAGCTCGGCTGACCTTCCGCGTGATGCCAGCCTGACTGACGGGTAGCTCGTCTGTATCAGCCGCGGCAGTGGCGGCTCCCAATTGTGAAATGGTAGGCATGTGAACTACGCTCCGCCGTCAATTCTGGATCGAAATGCATTTCCACGGCGCCAATGTCGCACCGCTACGATAGGTGGGAAACAACTGCTCTGACCGTCCTGATTCAGATCAGGATAGGGTTGCCATTGTGGTCAACAAGAACTACACCGGTTGACACTTCAATCGCGCTGACAGAGCTGCCTGGATCAGCCAACGAAATCACCGGCAAGAGAATTCCGCGTTGCAGCCGTCGGCCATTGGCGGTCGTGACATCGACCGTGATCGTGTAAACAGTGCCTGCGAGTCCGCCGGACACCCAGATGACTACTCGTGGTCCATCCGCAGCCACGCTGGTAACCGCGAGATCCCCTGCTCCATTCGGTGAACTGGTAACCTCGATCGTCGCGATTGAGTCGCCCTCGTCTCCTACCAGGGCAGGGGAAAAATCCAGCTGGTAGTCAAGAACATCCTGAGGATCCTTCGCCGCCCAATGCAAGGGAAGGGGGGACGAAACGCTCCCACCTCGCGGCACGGGGATAAACGAGTCAATGACAATGACCCTGGAATCGCTCGGCTTCCAAAGATGAACTGCAGTTGTGGGCATAAATCAAATCTTTACTGTTAATTATTTGGCAGAAGAAGATCCCGGTTTGAGATCTACCAGCGCACTACAACAAGCCCGGATGCCCCGGCGGCGCCGTTATATGGCGTCTGGCTGTCTGCGCCGGTGCCCGCACCGGATGCTCCGCCGCCCGGAAACACCCCAGGAACTCCGGTGGTGCCGGAGTTCTGCGCTCCACCCATCGGCGCGGCTCCACCAAGGCCGCCATGGTTCAAAATGGCTCCGCCCCCGGCCGATCCGGTCAGGTTGACGTCACCGCCAACACCTACGCCGGCTGGTGTGCCGCCATGCTGTGGGGCGCTCGCATTTGCGAGATAGTTCAGGGAACCCCCTGTCGCACTCACATAGGCACCAAAGCTGGACGTTCCGCCCGCCGTCGGATGGTTTCCGCCAACAACACCACCATTGCCGCCATTCGCGACCGTCACGGGGATCGTCTGGCCAGGCATCAGTCCAGTGACACGCTTGCGGGCATATCCGCCACCAGCACCTCCGCCCGATGGGGCGCCGGCGAGGGACGCATAGCTTCCTGCACCACCCCCCCAGACTTCCACTTCCACCTGGTTGACGCCTGCCGGTACCACGAAGGGTTCGGAAGCCGTGAAGGCCCGAGTGCCTGCCCCAAAGCCCGGATGCAGTTGCGGCAGCTTCCAAGTGAGGAACGGTGCCGTTGCGTATGGAACGATATTGGCACCCAGGACCGCAGTGTGTCCGTACGAAACGGTCACGACGTACAATCCAACCCAACCGGCATCGACCGGCGGTGTTACCTGGGTTCCGGCGGTCGCCGGGACGCCGGCCTTCAGCTGCAGTTGGACCCTCTGGCTTCGGACGGTGTGCTGCGGCTGACCGGAGTTGGCCGGCCCACTGTAGGCAACACTCGGGTCGGCTGCGTTGAAGTAGGGCAATACGACAGGGATTGCGTCGGCTTCCTGCAGCGCCGCTTGGACTAGATAGTTAGTCGAGTAGCCGGAACTAGTGGGTGCCGCCAACGTAAACAACGTGGGAGTACTGTTGATACCCATCTTCACGAGCGGCACCGTGGGTTCGGCCGCGAGTGAGCCGTAGGCAAGCGGATCGATCACGCTGAGTTGCGTGATACTGCCGGGAGCCACGGTCACGCCCAGTGTCGTCGGTGATGTCGGAGTGCAGGTAAGTCCGTCTACGATTGGGCCATCGCCGAGCGTCGCGCGCGCCAGATATCCTATTGCAATCATGATGTTACGATTGATTGACAATAGGTCGGTATCCAGCGGGATACTGCCCGGGTAGACAAGCGTTCGATCCATGTGAGTCTCGCTCCGATAACTTGAAAGCTAGCTGTCGATCCGTAACCAGGCTACCGAGCCAAGGGGCAGGTTTGTATGAACTGACGCCATGATGTCGTCGTCCGACACACGCCCTTTGAGGATTGATTGGTCCGCGTATGCGATGCGGCCGGTGTTATAACCGCCGTTTCCCCAGCCAAATCCAGGTGCCGTACCAGTCCCGAGCGGCCGGTATGCTGTGATGAAGCATTGAAATGGATGATTAAGGCTTCCCCATCCTCCTCGCAGGCCGTACGCGAGAGCCGTTGGCGCGGGCATGTTGGCGTTGGCATATGCGCCTGTGTCAAACGGCCGACGCGGTTCGAACACGGTAGGACGACGTCCCGTCAAGTCCTCAAGCGCCGTGACAATCGCGCGTCTGGTGCTTCGCTCGCGCAGTAATTCTCGTCCCGCGCGGGCGCGGAATGACGCATCGTCTTCGTATGACCGACGAATGCACTTTGATCCAAGGTAGTCGCTGACCAGGGCATCAAGGCAGGTGCTGTCAGCCGAACGAAGGCGTACCTGCTTTGCAACCCAGAATATCCGCTCGTAGATGCCTGAGAGAACGGCAGAAGTGCCACGTAGGACAACGTCCAGAACTGGCGTCTTGTCAGAAAACCACCTGGATGGAAGTGCAATCTTGATGCGCCGGGCTATATCCTCTTGCTCACCCGTCATGTCACGACACCGCAATCAGTTCAGGCAGGATGGCGCCACGGTGGCCCGGGATCAAATCATTGGCATGGTTGTTGAGATGAATGTTGAATACATTCGAGATTCGGTGATCGCATGCGTACACAATCTGTGCCACGCGTGTGATTGGCAGCGGCTCGCCGATGCCCAGTCCCATCACGAATGAACGGAGCGTTTGGGCCACTGCCACTCTGATTTGATTCACGGTCACTGTATCGGTAACGGTCAGTGCAATGGAGCATGTGATGTCACAAGATATGATTGTCGGCCCAAGGACGGCAAAGCTTACACCGACTGGTCGCACCTGATCTATCTGCGAGGACACGAGATCCAGCAGTTCCTGCGTGGGCGCCCTTGTGCCGTCGTCAAGCACGACGACGAAATGGCCGGGCCGGAAGGACCCGTCGCTTTCCTGGTTCTCGTGAATATTGAACCTCAGGCCCTGCCGCGACGATCGAATGGCAAACGAAATCGCGTCAGATGTGGCTTTGGACCGACTGTTGATATAGTGGATGAAGCGTCCGCGTAGAGCCTCATCACTTTCCGCGTCTGTGCCACCGGATGTTGGCTGAGTGTTATCGACAAAGTCGAGCCCGGCGACGCTTGATGTCAGCATCGTGATGGACCCGGCCGGCACGTTGCCGGCGGTTCCAGCAATCTCGGCCGTGATCGGCAGTGTGATCGACAACTGTCCGTCGGCTAGCAGGTATCCCCCCAGCTCGGATACCCAATGACCCAGCGACGGGTCCGCGGCAATCAGGAATGTCATGTTCCCATTGGTGGATCGGACGCGTATCTGTGGCAGTATCTCGACCGCGCCGATGTCCGAGTTTCGGGATAATGTCACATATCCGGTAGAGTAAGTGGCCGGTAGGCGCGCCAGTGAGAAGTCTGCCATCCACGTGTCAAGTGCAGCCCCCCGGGCTGTCCCCGCGCGGCTGGCCTCAAGGACGTCGGCGATCAACACCTGGAGCCATAGAGCGACCGAGGCCTGGGCCTCGAGCAAGGCTCGTATGACGGACCCGACTGAAAGATCCAGAATCTGAGTGGTGCCGCCCTGAATTGCGGTTGCCATATCCTGGACATACTGGGAGAAGGTACGTATCGGAAGATGCATGTCAGCGTGCCAGGTCCATGGTTAAGTGCTTCTCCGTCGCAGACTGATCTTCTACGTATGTGATCCTGATGACATAATCATTATTTGTCACACTAAGATTGGACACAGGTAGTACCTGCGGTTCTGGTGTCGACGCCACGGATTCTTCATGCTTGAGCTGAAGGCGAATCATTGCCTCAACAGCTCGGCTGTCGATCGGCTTGCCAACGAGTTGGCCGAGGCCCGCTCCGTAGCTGAGAGCCCAAAGGTAGTCACCGGGCGTGGTAAGCAGGCGACGCAAGACCCTCTGGTGCGTCAGTTGGCCGGAGGCCACGATTGCGAGGTCGCCGCTGGCACTGAAGCCGAAGTCACCACGCCACTCCAGGTCGATGTCGATCTTCGGACTCATGCGTCGGAGCTCGGGAGGTCGGATAGTGTGCCATTGAACACGCGATGACGGTGTTGGTAATGCTTGGCCCTCAATTCGTTCAAGGAGCCAAATCGGTCGTATATGTCTCCATCAACATGAAGATCGCCTTTTACATACACCTTACCGTCATTTGCCAACTTCAGACTGCTTCCCGACCGGTGTACGAGCCAGTACTCCCCGACTGGTGCCTGAGGAGGGCGCGTCAGATCGGAACGACAATATCCGATGATGATCCCGTGCTCGTAGTATCCCTCTTGAGGGATAACAAGGACCTGGTCGCCCGGTGCGGGGGGGCAGGCGACACCCCAACCATTGCCAATCCAGTGGGTCAGGATGGGAAGCCATCCAGTGACGAGGTTACCTGGTTGTAGCGTGACCTTTGCCAGCGAGCCATCTGGACGCACCGATGACACGACACCAAGCCGTGGCTGGGCAGTCCGCATGTCAAGCTGCCCGGCCCGAAGCTTCATGGAATTTGTAAGAACGTCCATAATCCGCCTGTGTCAGGAGTGTAGGATCATGAGCAATCAAGCCATAAGAGACTTTGTTGCCCGGACACGCTGAAGAAAACCCGTCGTTGGACTAAGGTTCCGGTCGACACACTCTATGTTGTAAGTTGCATCAAGGAGGCCGCCAAACCTGTGCAGCCCAATGCGACTTCGAGCGGTTAGTGCTATCTCGCCAGGCATTGTCAACTGAAGTCTTTGGGATTGTCTCTCCGTATTGCGGACGAGTTGCTCGATCATTCCACTCATGCGCTCGTGGTTCAAATTTGGCTCAAGTACAGCGACGTCGTCACCTGCTGGTTCGCCTCGAAATGCCGACGAGGCATAGGACACTTCGCGCTGCAACTGGGAATTCCAACTGATCAGCCGACGGCTTTGGGATACTTCGGACTTGATGTTCCGCGCGACGCGCAACTGGATCACATCGTCCGGTGATACTCGGAAGGGGGTGCCGGCTGACAGGCCAGACGGTTGGAAGTGGAAGATTCTTCCGTCGACAAATGCGTCATATCCATACTCGGATGCCAAGCGGACAATGAGATCCCAGTCCGTGTTGGTTCGCGAATAGTAGGAATCGCCCGTCATGTTGGTGCTGCCACCAAAGCCTCGTCCAACCAGGCCTGGTGTCGGGATGACCTTCGGTATCAGTCCATGGCGTAGAGCAAGCAGACCAACGATCTCATCGGCCATCGGATTGGGAAATGTACGATGTAGCGACGAATCGACAAACAGAGCCGAGAGATCCCGACCATGCAAGGAAGCGATGCCCCGGAGCGGATCGATCGACACCGTGTCCGCATATCCCAGTATCAGGGAGACAGGTGTCGAATCCGAGGCCGTCGCAATCCCGATATCCACCAGCGGTCGGTGAACCTCCAGCCAGTAGTTCGCGTTGAACTCCGCGGCATCGGTTAATGCGAAGGACACCTCGAACCAGTCGCTACTGTAGTAGTTGGTGGAAACGACACGTGCTTCAATCGCGCCGGGAACAACAGTCCCATCGATCTTGACCGATAACCGTGGCGCCCGTGTCTGCGAGCGTTCAGCGACTGCCACGGTTTGCCACCGATGTTTGGGACTGGGGCGGAATTTTTATGTACCTGATGCCGCTGATGAGAGGATCGAGGATCTGGTTTAGGCGTGCGATTTCAACCCATCGCGTGGCGTCACCAAGGTGGCTGGCCGCGATGTGAAACAGAGTTGTGTCCGCGATCAGGATCGTCTTCATGCTAGTCCTCACTTCGCGACAGCATGGATACCGCTTTCAGAGAGGCAATGATCGACCTCAATTGAGCGGCGATGCGCAACAGGGGGGCCATAGGTGCGGCTGACGCGGTGCGGTCGCCAGCGTTGCTGGCGAGCGAAAGCCGGGTCTCGACATCCGTCACAATTGCCGTCAAATGACTGACCGCTTGATCCAATTCACTCCGCACGGATCCCGTGGTACCGGCTGCGGCTGACGACGACAGCAATGCGTCCAGCTGCTGGATCAGGCCTTGGATTGCCTTCAGGTCGATGGGCATGAGGCGCTGAACCTCATCAAGACGATCCTCGATGGTACGACGGTCAACTATTGACTTGAAGGTTTCGGCGGATGGTTCAGTATCGACAACCGCGCATGTGAGGCTGTACTGTATCCAAGAGTCGGTCCGATAGTCCGTCAAGAACTGGCGTAAGATGACGGGAATGTCGAAACCACTCCAGCGAAGGGTTGTGATCGCTCCGCGGCGACGCAGGTCATCGAGGCTTCGCATCTTCGTTCTGGCGTCCAGGCCGCTGATGATCCCGGAAAAGCGAATGTCGGCCTCCTCGGGACCCAATACGTCAATCACGCGGCGACCGCTGCCCAGATAGTGCGTAATGAGCCGTTGCGTCCCACCATACTGAATGACAGAAGGTATCTCGAAGTCGCTTAATTCGGTGGAGCCGATAAAAATAGACATTTCATTCAATCTATCTGAAATACAGTCTATGACTAGTATGCGGCGGAGATGGGCCCCCATACCGGGAAGACGCGCGGGTCGACCCCTGATGGTCCGCGGTTTGGATGGGACATGGTTTGCTCAAGGTGACTTGTAAGCCATTGCCCCAAGGCGTTTCCGTCCAGGTAGATAGTGCCCTGCGTCGGTCCAGGCGCGCCAGCGCTGCCATGAGGTGCGGTGTTCGCGGCAGGTGCAAGTGGAACTGGTAGTTCTGGCATATTCCGCCTTGCTTCATCCGCGGTGACCCCGGGCGGCTGTCTGGGGCCGGGTATCGTTGTCGGCAGAACCAAGTCTGCAGGCTGATAGGTAAGCTCGGTGCTGGTGGTCGATTGGGTTGAGTAGGAAGGCGGAACCAGGTAATTTGCGCTCGGCTGGCGGTTGGCATGATCCGCCCCCGACCGGTTGGCGATAGCGGCGGTTCCCCGGAGAGGCAAGTTGGAGAACGTCGGAACAACCGGGCCAGTAACAGCCGCCATCAACGGCATGGTTTGAGCACCGCCCGATCCAGGGCTCTCGGCGCTCGCCCGTGACCGACGACGGGCTCTGGGGGTAACGGGTGATGATCTGGTATCAAGGAATTTCGGGACGGCGGCAGAATTCAGTGATGAGGAACGCTGCGAAAAGGGGCTAATGGCCGATAATGGCGGGGGCATCCGCGGTAGTGGGAACGCCTCCGGCGCAGGATCGGCCACGCTGGTGCTGTCAAACAGAGAAGTAGGGAAGTCGCTATCGAGCGGCGTGCCGTGACCTGCCGGGTTCGAAGAGCGTGGGCGCGCGCCAATCGGGACAATCGATTGCCGGGTCGACAACGGCGACTGCTGGCCTTTGGTGGCCGCAAGCTTGCGTTGAAGAGGCGCTCGTCCGCCACGTGACGCGCGTCCCAGTTTCAGGCGTACACGGAGAAGGCTCTGTGTCCTTGCGACGAGCGTTCGTGCGGATGCCATGGGCACATCATCTCCGGGGAAATCTTGTTCATCGTTGGCGGGTCAGGAAATGCGTGCGGCATCCGGGAGCCAGCTCAGCGCGTCCCAGTCAAATCGCCGGCCATCAAGCGTTCCGAATACCACGACGAATGCGAGCCGCTCGTCGTGGGGTAGACTGAAGGCAACATCGAAGGGCACCCCGTTCCTGACCAGGAACAGCGCTTCAGCCAGGCCGGAGTGCCGTGCTAGTTTCCCGCGGATGCCGCAATCGCTGCCAGTGTGTCATCGGGGGTCTTGTCGAGGTAGTCCGCGATCATGGAAAGCGCCTGCTCCCCAAGCCTATCAACCAGGGCCTCGATCTGCGCCTCTGTGGCCGGAACCGGAACCGGGACACCATCAATTTCCGAAACCGAGTATGCAAGAGTGGCCAGCGACAGCCAGGGCTGGTTGTGGGCCAGGTGAGGCCCCGCTGCCTTGAAGAGACGTAGCGTATCGAGTGCGGTCAACTGCCGTAGCTTGATCAGGCGTCCGCCGGCATCGCGCAGTTCGGTCGATTGCCGGACCTGGCTGATGATCTGTTCGGATGGGGTCATTTAAACCCGCCGCCGCCGGGATGCATAGAATTCAAGCTTCTGCTTGACAGCGGCGTCGCCCTTCCAGACGCCAGCGTTAGCCAGCCGAAAAACGGTACCGTCATACTGATAGGTGGAAACTGAGCCATCCGTCTCGGTGACATACTGATACATCGTGCATGGCGCGGGCATCGCGCCATCATAGTGCCGCTGTTCCCAGTACGAGATGAAATCGTCGAGGACGGAGTTGCCTCGTTCAACTTCGAAACTCCCTTCCCAACCGCGCGGAAGTTCCGCACCCAAATGCGTGCCGTCGATCCGGCTCACGCGCACGGACTGCGTAAGCTGACGGCTTTCGAAACCGGTGATATGGGTCAGGTCGACGCGGCCGTTGGGCCCCATCACGACAAGCTGAGTGTCTTTGCCAATTGAAAAAGCGGTAAGTGCCATTGGTTTAATCCAGAGCTATCATTGGCGGCCGGAAGGGAGAGTCTGGCGGGCGACCTGCACCGTCTGACCCCCTTCCACATTCACGATGAACTTCTCATTGATGGCCTGGTACTGAATCTGGACATCCGCCTGGACATATCCCAGCCCAGTGCGGGCCGACGGATTGTTTGACGTGTCGCAGATCACGCTGAACGGCAGGTTCCCGTCAGTGCTACCCAGCAGACCCTGGCCAAGCATGCCCTGCAGAAACGACATCAGTGTCGAGCGGATATTCCGGAACAGATCGGCATTGATCAGAGCACCCACATAGGTGCCCATGCCCTTGGCCAATGTGGCGGCGACAAAGTTCGTAAGACGCGTATAGTTGTCGCCATTGACGGCCGGGTTGGAAGCCGAATTGTGGCCGCCGCGAACACCCCAGAAATTGCCGCCGGGCTGTGGATTGCAGACCACATCGATGCCCGCCTCCAGCAGCACCGACAATTCAGCCGCGGAATACGCCGCTGCTTCACCAGATCCTGGCATGCCCGAACGCTGACTGCCGATAACGCCGTATAGCGGTTTGTTCAGGCTGGACTGCTCGGGCGAGAGATTGGCCAGCCGGCCGGCGACGAAGCCTTGCGGGGACACGAGGCGCACGACATCGTTCACTTGGTCGGACCACCACAGCCAATCACCGAACATCAGTTTGGCGGAGTAGCTGTCGAGGCCGGCCTGGTGCTTGACGTCGACCGCGTCCTGGATCTGCTGTCCGGCTGGTCCCGCCATGATCATGTAGGCGCCTTCCTGCAAGCCGAATTGGGCCTGTGTGGTCCAGGTGATGGCCTCGTCGCAGTCGGCAAGAACGACAATCCCGCAGCCTTGGCCGCGAAGCGCGTACATGCCCTGACGCGGGGACACGTCGTCGCCGATGAGATGGCTGCCCACGACGCCGTCCGCGCCATCCGTGCCAAGCGCCGTGTCGCCCAGCGTCAGTTGAAAGGATGACTGTGTCGCGGTCGCGCCGCCATCGCTGACAATCACAAGGGCGGACGGGCCTCGATGCGGACCTTGGCCGGTGTTCACAGCAGCCTTCATGCCCAACCAGAAATCCGTGCCGGTTCCAGTGAGGTTGTCGAAAACCTCCGGAGTGTGTCCAGGCATCGCGATCGTCAGGCGCCAGGCATTCGGACGTGAACTCGCGGTCAGGCGGACCGTGATGTGGTTGCCCATGGATCCAGTATGGAGCGCGGTGAACTGCACCGTGGTCCCGGAGACATTCGACTGTGCCGCCGTGTCGGTACCGTCGCTGACGCGCACGCACCGGAAGTTCTGGGCGCCCTGCAAAACAGCGGTCGCGACCTGTGTCCCGAGGTCATACTTGCGGGCGACCAAGGGACCGAAGCTGCGCGCATGGTCACTCATCGAACTGACGATGACGGGCTGGTTCACCGGTCCCCAGGACGCGGTCCCGACAACACCGAGGACATCAGTGGGTACGCCGTTGAGGACCAGGTTCTGCGGAGCGGTGATTTGGACGTAGAGGTCCGGTACGATCAGAGCCGTGGTGTTGATCGTTCCACGAGGTACAACAGGCATACGTATCAGAGTCCTGACTGGAGGTCGGCGGCAACACGTACGACAAAGCGCGCGTGCTCGCTTCCCAGGATTTGCTCAATCGTCAAAGGGTTCTCGATCACGTCGCCGCGGCGGTAGTTTCCGAACGGGCGGGTGACAATCAATGTGAATTGCAAAAGCAAGCTCCTCAGGCGGTGAATCGCGCGGCGTTCAGGGCAAGGTCACCGAACAGCATCGCGGGCAACTGATCGGACAGGATCGTCGGATACTCGGCGGTGTAGATCAGGTCCCGGCGATACAGTTGGGAGTTCTGAGCTTGATCGTAGACCGAAGTCCCCTTGTAGGAGACCCGGACTTTGACATCATCCGCGAGAGTCAGAAACGTGAGGCGCGCAAGAGCATGGTCAATCGCTGACACCGATCGATCCCGGGCCTCCGGTGACGAGCACCAGGCGATGATGCGCAGGTCACGCCTCTGGCGTCGGACCTCTCGGAGCATCGTCCCCATCGTTACGACCCGGGCGAGCAGCCGCGCGGCCCCGGGAACCGTGAATGTAGTGCCACTTAGATGGACAGGCCGTATGGACCGGATCATGGCGGCGACGTTGGCTGCAATTGTGGCCGGCGTGTCACCGTCTCGTACGCGATAGACATAGGTCGTGTCGTCGACCAAGGCCCCAATCGTGTGGTCCGCCGTCGCCCGTCCCGCGATCGAAACAGTTGGCCCCTCGGTTACCGCAGTCAACGTCGGTGCCTCACGCGGTGCGGCCCATTCAAGCGTGAACCGCGTCGTCGTGGCACCCAGATCGGTATCCGGAGCCACCGTCACGTTCACCACGCCGTTCAACAGATCGGAATTCAGCCCGCTTGGCGACGGCCAGCCACGGTACACGCGGCTGGGAACCCCCAGGATGCTGGCTTCATCGGTTCCATTCGGGTACAGTGTGGTGACAATCAGCCGAACGAACTCAGCCTCTACATCAGCGAGATCCGGCATCAGGCGGACGCCTGGCGGACGCTAAGTCGCCAGCCCATGAATGTTTGTTCGGCGGCAATAACGGCACCTCTCAACATTGTCCCGTCATGCACAAGGTCGCCGGTCAGGATACGAACCGAGCCAATGTCAGGCAGCAAGATATTCCACTGCGGTAGAGTCGTATCCAACGGCAGCCCCGACTGCGCTGTGCCACTGGTCGACATTCCCAGCACGCTCGCGGGCCAGTCACGCAGAACGACGGCGGCGTTGTCGGGGTTGAGGCCACCGTAGGCGTTGCCGCCTATCCCGGTCGGAATGGTCGGACGCCGGATTGTCAAGCGCCCGTTGGTCCGGACACATACGATGGGCTGTAGCCGCTGCTGCGAGGCGATGAAGACCGTCTGTTCGGGCTGCACCAGATAGTCACCCGGTCGCGTATACGAGTGATCAAAATGGCCGTAGCAGATTGCATTTCCGTAACCCGACGCCTGCGAGAAGCCCGTCGGCGTATGCGTGAACGCGGCCGGCAAACGCAGGTATCGGTTTCGCGGCGATAGCGGTTCCAGCGGGCCATTCGGACGGAACGCATCGGCTTGCGTACCGATGTGTCGTGCGACACGATTGGAGGCCCATGCCACCCGGTCTTCGATGCGGCGTGGGTCCATCATATCACCAGAGCGACGGGAACCCCGCGCAGGCCCGGGCCCGGCGGAATATCAAGGAAACCACAGAGCCGCCGCCGCCACTCGTCCAACAGGCGAAGACGATCCTGGACTTCAGTCTTGTTGTGCGTCCAGATCGCAGCCTGATCGGTGTCCAGGTTCTCCGCCGAACGAGGGACGGCCAGCTCGAGAATGTTCAATGTTGTCAGATAGCGACGTACAATCGCGGTTTCCGGGACACTCAGGTTGGACAACCGATACTCGAGAGGCCCACGCGAGTGGATCTCGGCCGACCCGAGTGTCGGAGCCTGACCGGCACCCGCAGGCGGATAGCCGCAGAACCGGCGTACGTCCGTTCGCTCGGCTTCCGAGAGTGATGGTGTAGGCATGGCTTACCCCGACCGTTCAGCGCGCATGACGTGTGGTTCAATTGAGAGGGATGTCGACGGCGCCCAGGCGCCGTCGATCATTCTCCAATTCAACCGATGTGTTCGACGACAACAGCGCGCTTGAACGCAGCATTCGTCGCGGTCGGGATCGTGTTTGGCGTCGTGGTCGTGTCGGACGGAGCACAGAAGCCGCCGATCCAATACCAGGACTGCGCGATGATCTGCTGCAGGCGATCGATTGCCTCACGCGTCACCATGGCAACGCCGTTGACGACCGAAACAATCGAGTCGGCGGGTACGACGTCTGCGGCAGCCATTCCGGCAAAGTCGCCTTCGACCAGCGCCCCGGCACCGCAGATGATTGGACGGCGCACGATCTGGCCGGCCAGAGTCGGATGGCTCTGCACGAAGGTTTCATTGGTCGGGACAAAGCGCAGGCCCAGGAAGTCGTTGACCATACCGCGGCGGAATACCTGGTTCGCCGACGTAGCGCCCTGGAACAGCTGCCGGAAGTCCGGATCGGCGAACAACTGCCGAGCGGAGACGGGATCGAGGTAGCAGTTGTAGGCGCCATCGATTTCGGGCACGGCGTTCAAGCGCAGCTTGGTGACGGCATCGAGCAGTGCCGACATGGTCAGCGTGTCAGCGGTCGTGAGCTGCAGCGTGTTGCCTCGGTTGCCCGGACGGATGATCGAGGACGCGTTGGCGGCGACGACCGAGTTGCCGGCGGTACCATCGGCCACGGTGACATTGCCGGACATCGTGATGGTGCCGGAAATGCCACCAGGAGCGGTCGACACGTTCGTTACATCGGCCGCCGTCGCGACCGCGTTGTACACATTCGAGCCAATGGTGATGGTCAGCGGAGCTGAACCATTGATCGGCTGCTGCACGCCGTTCACGAAGGCGTTCTGGAAGCCACGGATGTCGTCGACCGCGATGACCGCGTTAGGTGAACCCAACGTGGTGCGAACACGGGTGTTGCCTCCCAGATAGGCCGCGAACAGGGCGTTCCGCGCGAGTTCGTCAAGGCTGCGCGCCGCCTGTTCGCCATTGGCGAACGCGTTCTGCAGGAACTGTGACACCAGGCCGACACGGCTGGTGACCATGTTCAGGTCGGTGGTCGCGGCGTACAGGTTCATGACGATCGTGTACTGCTCGACACTCCAGACCGACGGAGTCAGACCGTTGTCCAGGTTCGTGTTGGTCGAGGGCGGCAACGGCGTGGTAACCGCGGGCTTCAGCCCAGCTCGGGTCTTGGTCAGTGTCTCGCCGATCCCAACCGCGATATCGACGCGGTCCGCCACGGCGCGAAAGCCAAGGCGCGAGCGGAGCGCCATATCGAATTCCCGGTCGAGAAAGCCCTGCTGGATGATCGGCTGCAGGGCCGACGGAAAGTTCTGAATACCCATCGTCAATCCTTATTGGGGTGTCAATGAAATAGAAGTTGGGAGCGGCAAATCCCTAGCCGCGGCGCCGGAGGATAAGAGCCCGGGCAGCCGCGTACTCGTCGTCCGACATCTCCATGGCCTGCTTCTGGTGCGGAGGCTGGGTCGGCGGCGCTTCCTTGGCACTGGATGTCGACCAACTGGTAAACAGCCAGGGCTTGGACTGCCGCAGGGATGACATGACGGCCTGTGCGTCCGGGATTTGCCCTTCGTCTGTGGTCTTGACCGTATTCAGGTCGAGAAGCTTGATGCCGTCCAGGTCGACCATGCCCGCCTTCACCGCGGCGACCCGCAGATCCGCCATCATGGTCGAATGACGCGCGCGACCACGAAGGGTTTCAAGTTCCTGCTGCAATGCCTCGGTTTGCCGCCGCAGGGTTTCAAGCGTGTCCTGCGGCTGAGAGTCTTCAGGAGGATTATCTGACATCAAAATTCCTTGCTGGAGCGATCACTGGAGATCCGTTCGAGCTCTGCCGTTACATCTTCGATGTCGTACGTGTCGGCGATCGATCGAACCGCGGTGTCGCGACTGATGTGGCCCGATTGGGTGAGTGTCGCCAATGTCTGGGCGTCTCGTTGACGGTCTTCAGCGGATGAGGCGTACCACCGAGGCCACTTCAGGCTGACCGACGCCTGCGGATCCATCGGTGGCACCGACCGGCCGAACACCTTCAACCCCCCACGCTGGGAAGCCTTGATGATCATGCGGGCGAGTGCGAGCAATGCACCCTCGCCATAGGTGATTCGCAGGTTGTCCGCGAGCCAGATCAGTCCCTGGTTCATGAGTTCCAGCGCACGCCCGGACTGGGCGGTGGTCAGCCGGTCAGGACTTGAGCGGTTGCCGTGCACGCTTTCGAGAGCCAACTCCCGCAAGGTTCGGACATACTCGATCACCGCGGCCGACGCGGTCCCGCCGATTTCCAGCAGACGAGCGTCGCCGTTCTCTCCGACGATCAGGGCATTGCCGGCGCCACGCAGGATTTCCCCGCCGGTTGATGCGGGTTCCTTCAGGAGCAGAGTAGGATCGCTGCTGTACTTAAGGCCGCGACCCGCCTGGCTGAGCTGATAATCGATCTCGATCTGGGTCTCGATCGCCGCTCGAAACGTGCAGGCGCCATCGCAAGACGATCCCGACGATGAAGGACCGGGCAGGTTGCGGATCCAGACGATTGGCACAAAGCCCAGGCCGTGACGAACGGATCGACCCTGGTCAATCCGTGCCGTAACGTCCGACCGAATTGGAACGGGCTCGTACCATGTCTCCATCTCCGTGTCCCAGACGCGCTGGAACCAGAACTCGCCATCCATCTCCGGCAATTCATAGCCGATGGATGCCAGCAACTTGCCGGATACCTTGTAGCGCTCGACGATATGCGTCAGCGTATCCGGCTCGTCGGCGGACCAGGCTGGCGTCAGGTACATCGTATTCAGCACCTGGAAGAAGATGCGCCCACGCAGGACCCGCAGCAGGATCGCCGATGACCCAATCGCGCCGCGGATCGCGGCCTCGGTCATGACGAGGTTGAGGTGGGTTTCCTTGACGATGTCGGACAATGATGCCAGAGCGTCACGATCGGAGCAGTCGAAACTCGGGAAATGAGCCTCGCTGAACAGCAAAGCGACGCTATCCTCCACGACAATCCGCGACAAGGGATAACGCACGCTCGGCCGTCGGTTTCGTAACGGAATATATTCTCCGCCCGGACCACGCTCCTCATGGAAATGGTAGGGCAGGACATCGTAGAGACGGCCTTCAAGGACCCGATTCAGGATATCAAGCTGCCGGGTCCTCGGCGGATAGTCCGAATCCCTGGGAATGAGGTCGCAAATCGTTTCGTACATCGTTTATCCGCTCAAACCTGAGGACAGTACTTTTCTTATCGAGTAAGGAATGAGAGATTGACGGCCCGTGGCGCTTCGGGAACGCGCGCCAGCGTCCCGAATGCACGCACCATGGCGTCAACCTGATCGTCCTTGCGGCCCAACGGGAAGTCACGGAGTTCTTCGATCAACGCGTGATTCCATCCGGCCCGAACGATTCCGACGTTTCCCGCCTCGACTTGGGATGCAAGCGGCATGGCGCGGGTCAGCTTCGCGCCGGTTTCGCGGGATGTCAGCAGACGGTAGCCCGCCAGTCGGCCCGCCAGATAGGAAATCTGCGATTTGCCCGCCTGGCCCGGGTCCTCCGGGATGCCGATTACGACGCCATGTCCGTCCAACTGGGCGGTCGCGATGATGGTGTCTTCGATCTGGCGTGGCGTTCCGCGCATGCGGACCACGTCCAGGACGATGAAGCGGTTCCGTGCATCGCGGACCATCTTGACGCCAACGGTCCAGTCCGGGTCGTTGGCCCCGGTTGCGACGGTCGCCGCCAGGTCCCAGGCTCGCACGACTTTCACGTCCGACGTGTCTGGTGGCGTATCGAAGACCACCAGACCGGCGACTTTGAACAGACTACCGGCCGCGGGTCGCGGCGCCTGTTGAAACAGGGCCATCCATGCACGTTCGCCCATCGTTGCGCGCTTACGTTCCAGGGCACGCAGGTCTTCCCATTGCGGCCACAGGGCCTCGCCAGGACTGCGGCCGAGCAGGTCTTCGTCTTCCGCGATCGCGGGCAAGCGGAGGACCCGCCATTCGGCGCCTGAAGTGTGCAGAAGCTGGCCACCCAGGTCGCTTTCGTGCCACCGCGTCATGATCAGGATGATCCGGCCACGCGGCTTCAGCCGTGTGATCAGGTCGGACTTGTACCACTCCCACAGCTGATCGCGGTGCAGCGTGCTGTCGGCTTCCCACTGAGACTTGATCGGATCGTCGATAATGATCAGATCGGCTCTGCGTCCGGTGATCCCGCCCCGGACTCCGACGGCCATGTACTCGCCGCCATTGGATGTTCTCCAGTTCGCCGCGGCGCGTTCGTCCGGCAGCAGGGAGTAGCCGAGCTGGCCCTCTCGATCGAGGATCAGGTTACGGATGCGGCGGCTGAAGGTTTCCGCAAGCGAGTGAGTGTGTGAAACCGCGATGACCGAGGAAGCGGGATGCTGTGTGAACCACCAGGGCGGAAACAGAATGGAGGCGTATGTGGATTTTGCCGACCCTGGTGGCATCAATATCATCAGGCGGTCGGTCTGACCGCGCGTCAGTGAATCGAGTTCTGTAATCAAATACCTGTGATGGGCAGCCGGTACCTGTCCGGTACCGGACAGGACCTCATTCGCCCAGGCCAGAAGGCTTTGTCTGAGGGTCTGTCTGGTCAATGACTCGTCTTCGAGCCTCAACCAGTCGCTCAAGAAGTTCGTCATCTTCCACGATTTGCAAGTCGGTTTCGGGCCGTCGTCGAGGCGGTGCGGCCTGACACTTCGGATGGCGATACGGCATGGCGATCCGTGCGATCCGTACCGCGCCATCAACATCGCCGCCAGCCCATTTGTCCCACATGGCGTGTTCGAGGACATCGAGCGGCGTTGGCCTGTTCGAGCGATTCGTCATGATACAGCTATAAGAAATGGGGGCATGATGAATGCCGCGTTCGATGCGATTTCCATCATGCAGGAACGTATACCTGGAAATGGGGTGATTGGTCAAGCAAAAAATTC